ACACGGACTTGAACTTCATCCGGCTGGATATGATTCGCATTGACTCGCCGGGTTTCCGCGAGCATGTCTCGGCGCTTTCGACTCAGAACGCCGATTACGAGAACTTCCTGACCTTCGTGTAGCCGCTGAGCTTGCATGGCGCGTACTAACTGAAGCAGGAAAGGACGAATCATGGGAATCGACGTAACACTCTACAACCATTGCCCGCAATGCGGCAAGTACGAAGAATTCTACTCAGACAACACAACTCACAACCTAATAGAAATGGCATCTGAGGCGAGAATTTATGGCGCAGTATGGCGCCCCGATAAAAACGGAATCGAAAAAGCCGAGCAACTAATCGAGCCGCTTTCTAAAGGGATAACAGAAATGGAAAACGACCCCGAGCGATTCAAAGCGTTCAATCCTACAAACGGATTTGGATCGTATGATGATTTCCTGCCGTGGCTACGGCGTTACTTGAAAGCCTGTCAAGACAACCCTGAAGCGTTCGTCAGGGTATCGAGGTAAATCGCCGAATCATCTCGACGATTGAGCACTTGACGATTTGAAAGGATAGAAAGAATGGATTACGCTGACTTTATCGACAACAAGCGCCATTGGAATACACTGTTAGGCTTCGATCCACTTTGGATTCCAGATTGGCTTTTCGATTTCCAAAAACACCTTCTGGAGTGGGCTATAATGAAAGGTCGCGCTGCAATCTTCGCCGATTGCGGACTCGGCAAGACACCAATGCAATTAGTCTGGGCCGAAAATGTAAGGCTAAAGACAAGCAAGCCCGTATTGATACTGACGCCACTTGCAGTATCGGCCCAAACAATACGCGAAGCCAACAAGTTTCAGATCGAAGCGCAGAAATCCCAAGACGGCACAGTCAAAGCTGGAATAACGGTAACAAACTATGAAAGGCTGCACCTTTTCTCACCTGAAGATTTCGGCGGTGTAGTATGCGACGAAAGCAGCATACTAAAATCTTTTGACGGCGCATACCGAAACGAAATAACGATTTTCATGCGCAAGCAGCCTTATAGATTGCTCGCAACCGCAACCGCAGCACCTAACGACTATATAGAGCTTGGCACGTCAAGCGAAGCGCTTGGCTATCTCGGCTATATGGACATGCTAAACAGGTTTTTCAAGAACGATCAAAACAATAGCGGAATGCGCCGCATGTACGGCGAGGCCCCGAAGTGGCGATTCAAAGGGCATGCCAAGAATGTCTTCTGGCGATGGGTTTCGTCCTGGGCTCGTGCCGTGCGCCGCCCATCGGACATTGGTTTTCAAGATGGCCCTTTCGTTCTGCCGCCTCTAAATGAAAACCGTCATCTCGTGGAAGCCAACTCCACGCCAGACGGAATGCTATTCAACCTCCCGGCTTGTACGTTGCGAGAACAACGCGATGAGGTTAAAAGGACAATTTCCGAGAGATGCGAGAAAATTGCAGAAATACTGGAGAAAAACCCGAATAGACAAGCCGTTGTCTGGTGCCATCTCAACAATGAAGGCGAGATGCTATCAAAGATTATCGAAGACTCAGTAGAGGTTAAGGGCGCGGATAGGGAAGAGCGAAAAGAAGAAGCCTTTCTCGGATTTGCCAACAAAGACATCCGCGTCCTTGTCACTAAACCAAAAATCGGAGCCTGGGGGATGAATTGGCAAAACTGCAATCATGTTTGCTTTTTCCCGTCTCACTCGTACGAACAATACTATCAAGCCGTGCGCCGTTGTTGGCGCTTTGGGCAAAAAGAACCGGTTGACGTGGAAGTAGTATTCACGGAAGGCGAGCGTAGAGTATTTGAAAACCTAAGCCGCAAATCCAAGCAGTCAGACGTTATGTTCGATTCGCTGGTTCAACACATGAATGATTCACTCTCTATCAAGAGAGATAACAAATGCACAGAGAAAGAGGTCATTCCATCATGGCTGTAAGAGAACAATCAATAACGGATTCCTACGCACTTTACAATGGCGATTGCGTCGAAGTAATGCGATCCATCCCAGACGAAAGCATTGCGCTTTCTATCTATTCTCCGCCGTTTGGAGGGCTTTACCACTACTCGTCAGACGAGCGCGACCTTTCCAATACGTTCGACTATAAGGAGTTTTTCGACCATTACGGATTCGTGCTGAGTGAATTGACTCGAATCTCTATGACTGGCCGATGCACGGCAGTACATTGCGCGGATATTCCGTCCGGCAACTCTGGAAGCGACCATTTGAAGGACTTACCTGGGGACATAATAAGAACCCATGAGTCTATTGGATGGGAATACATTGCCCGCCATACGATATGGAAAGAGCCGCTCTGGGTTCGCAATAGGACAATGGTAAAAAGCCTCGCTCATAAAACGGTCGTTGACGATGCTGCAAATGCAGGCGTTGCGTCTGCCGATTATCTGCTCGTTTTCAGAAAAGAAGGAGCGAACAAAATCCCTATAAGCAAACCAACCGGGCTAAACTACTACGCCGGGGAAGAAAAGATGCCTTCAGACATTCTGAGATACAAGAATTGGAAAGGGAATCAAATCGAAAATAGGTTTTCTCATTGGATATGGCGTCGCTACGCGTCTTCGGTTTGGGATGATATACGAATGGGTAACGTTTTGCCATTCCAAGATTGCAAAGACCCAGATGATGAGAAACACGTTCACCCGTTGCAACTTGACATCATAGAGCGCGCCGTTATTCTGCGATCCAATCCAGGCGAGACCGTCTTTACCCCATTTATGGGAGTCGGTTCTGAAGTCTATGGCGCTGTGAAGCACGGGCGCAAAGGCGTAGGAGTTGAATTGAAAGAATCCTACTATCGGCAAGCCGTTAAAAACATGGGCCAGTTGAAGGTAGTGCGAGACGAACAGGACGATATGTTTGATCGTGTATAATGGCCGATAGAGAGAATTTCATGCAAATCGACAAACCTATAATAACGCAAGCCCTTAATTTACTCTTCCAACCCGGCGAGCCGTTCGAGATTCGCATCCTCGGCCCGACCGTCCTTTCCGCGACGTTCGACAACGCGCCAGACGCTATCCTGTGGCTGGAGAGAACGGGACTTTATCGGGACATTTACGTCACACTGAATCCCCTTCGCCCTGGCGCGCCAGGCCCGGCAAAGAACATCGATATCGCACGGCGCAAATGGCTGCTCATAGACATCGACCCGGAACGCCCGGCCTCTATAGCCGCAACCGAAAACCAGAAGCGCGCCGCAGCAGACATTGCCCAGCACGTTGTCGAGCGCCTCAACCTGCTCGATTTTCCGAATCCCGTCACGTTCGATTCCGGCAATGGCTATCACCTGCTCTATCGCGTCGATCTGCCCACGGACGATGACAACCTAATTCGTTCATTCCTCCAGGCCGCTGCTCGCCAGTACAACACCGCCGGGGCGAAAATCGACTTGAGCGTCCATAACGCAGCTCGAATCGTGCGCCTTCCGGGAACGTGGAATTGCAAAGGTGCGCTCGAAACGCTTTGGCGCATGGCGAGCATCCTACACTGCCCAGAACCGCTCGAAACCACGCCTGCGGGCCTCATACAGGCCTTTGCGTCTGGCGAACGGCCTAAACCATTGCCCGAACCACGAAACGGCCTACAAACGCGCCCTGGCGATGATTACAACGCCAGAGCCGATTTGCCCGCCCTGCTCACGAAACACGGCTGGCAACAAATCGGTCAGTCAGGCGAAAACCAGTACTGGCGACGGCCCGGCAAATCCGACGGGACAAACTCGGCAACCTACAACGGCAAGCACCTCTATGTCTTTTCTGACAACGCCGCGCCATTCGAGCCGAATCACTCCTACATGCCTTTCGCCGTCTATGCTCTTCTTGAGCATGGTGGCGATTATGCTAAGGCATCGGCGGCCCTTGGCGAAATGGGCTATGGCGACAAGCCGCCCGCCCGTATCGAGGTTGACGGCGCGGATTTCGATCTCACCGACCTAATCGAGAACGCTACCGACAAATCGCCCACGCCCGAAAACCCGGGCCCTATCAAACCGGAATATCTCAATCCGCCAGGTTTCCTGGGTGCTGTCATCGCTCACAATAACGCCACGGCTCACAAACCGCAGCCGATTCTGGCCCTAGCTGGGGCACTTGCCCTCCAGGCAATTCTTTGCGCTCGGAAACTCACGGACGATCTCGGCACGCGCCCAAACATCTACATCGCAGGCGTAGCCGATTCCGGCGCCGGGAAAGACCACTCTCGCCAACTCAACAAGCGCATCCTGTTCGACGCTGGCCTTTCCAAACTACAAGCCGAGGGCCTCAAGTCCGGTTCTGCCCTCATAAACGCCTTAATAGTTCAACCGGCAATTCTTTTCCAGATTGACGAATACGGACGATTCGTGAAAACGACAAAGGATGAACGGATAAATACGCACCTTCACGACATCGCTACGAAATTCCTCACCCTGTACACGTCGAGCGATACGATCTATGAGTCCGACCGCTACGCCGACACGGAGCGCGGCGGAATTCAGATTGTCGAGCCTCACGCTATCGTCTATGGGACAACTGTCCCACGCTCGCTATATGAGGGCCTTACAGAAGAATCCCTTACAGATGGATTCCTGAGCCGGACGCTGATTTTCGACGTGGAATCCAACAATCCCATGCGCCGCATCGTACGCTCGCAAACCATTCCGCCTAA